AGCAAATGAGCTACCCAGCAACGAATATCATTCAGATCAACACGAGAATTCGACCTGCGGGCCTCGGGACAGCTAACTTCGCAAGTGCGATGTTGTTCGCCCCGAATGGCGAGCTTCCTGTCGGGTTCACCGCCGATACCTATCGCACTTACTTCACGTTGACCGCTTTGGCGGTTGACTTCGCTGACACCACCGAAACGTACAAGGCAGCCCAACGCTGGCTCGGCGGTACTCCGGCGACTCGCGAAATCAAAGTGTGGGCAACCGCTCTCGCCGACGCAACGTTCACCGTTACGCTGAATAAGGCGCGCAACGTTTTGTGGTGGTACTGGACGCTCATCACCGCACCGATCCTGGCTGTCGAAGCGACCGCCACCCTGATCGCACAATGGTGTGAAGACAACACGTCGATGTTTGTCAACAACCAAACCGGTGCAGCCGCAACAGCGATTCGTGCAAACACTGCGGGCAACATCGCCGCTGATTTCACCGTTGCCGGGTTCCGTCACGCGTTCACGCCGACCCATGCTACCGATGGTTATGCGGGCAACGCATTGGCGAAACACTTCGCCGCTGTGAACTACTCCGCTGACCTGTCGACCATCACTGGCGAGTTCAAAAAATCCCCAAGCGTCATCGCCGAGGATTTGACCGACACCGCTTACTCGAACATGAAACTCGACACTATTCGTTCCGTGTTCTACAGCGTGGTCGACAACCAGGGTTCGGTTGACAGCGGTCGCTGGCTCAACACCGTTACTCACAGTACGTATGGCGAGTTCATTGATGATGTTGTGAACTTGGATGCGATGGTGAATTTCCTGACCACTGCACTGTACAACGCCCTGGCGAACAACCCGACCAAACTGGCGCAGACCCCTGTCGGTCAGGCCGTTCTGATTGGTGCAGCCCGTCAAGTGTGTCAACAGTTCATTTCGAACGGTTATCTCGGCCCGCGCAACTACATCGACCCGGATGACGGTATCGAGAAATACACCATTGGTTTCGAGATCATGACCAAGCCTGAGGACATTCTCGACTTGTCCGAAGCTGATCGCAACGCTCGTAAATCGGCACCACTCCGCATCCGTATCTTCCGCGCCGGGGCCATTCACATGGTTCAGGTTGACGTCGACGTCTACTAAGGGGAACACCTGTGAGCTTATCGAACTTCTCTACGGACCTCTGCGTCGTCACCGTCAATGGTCGTCAGATCAAAGATTGGGGCGAGACTGCAACACCGTACACCGACGCTCCAATCGATCCGAAGGCGGCGCTTCGGCGCGGCCAGGGCGGTAACGCCATCCGCCTCAACCGGATCAACCCGGGGCGTGCGGTGAGCCTGTACCTCAACCCAGGCTCGCCCGACTCGGCGTACTTGCAAGGACTTCACACGTCGAACGCCAACATCACGTTGACTTACACGCAAATCGGCACCCTCGAGACTGCTCTCGGTGTCGAAGGTGTGATGGTGAACGACGGCGAGCGTGGTCGCGGCGGTATGACCATCAACGACGATCAGTTCATGTTCGAGTTCAACAACTGGACGGCGACCCGGGGTTAATCGATGAGCCAAGTTAAAGCATTCACCGTTGGTGCGCGGACGTTTAACGCCGCGCAGGCCAGCGCCGTGAAGCAGGATGAACTGTTGAGCATGTTGTCGGGTGATCTGATTGGTCGCGCAGCCGTCGCGGCAAAGATCGGTAAGACCATTGACGAGCACATAGTCGTAACCATGTTTATGACTATGCAGTACGGTGCGAAAACGAAAATTGCTGAGATCCTAATGAATCAGGTGTTCATCGCCAGTACGACAATCCCGGTGACGGTCGATGATTTCTCGGGTCGAATGGTCGAATACAACACCCTATTGGCGAAACTACTGGTGTTCAATCTTGGGGATTTTTCCTCATGGCTGCAAAGCGCCATCGACGACGCAATGCGGCCGCCAGCCCCGGTAAACGCGACAGTATAGTCAACTGGTATCTGATGCGCCCATGTACGGGGGTAGATGGTGTCTGCCCCCCTCTATGCACCTGGGCGCAGCTTAACGATGGAACCTACTCGTTGGCCGACGTCGAACGGTTTAATGTGACCATTCAGGAACTTGTCGCCGTCAGGGTGGCGCAGATAACTCCGACATAGTAGAATATCAATGCGGCTAGGGTCATCCCCGAACGACGTCTAGTCAACGTTTGCCGCACATCCCTTCGACTACCTTCTGACCGAGGTTCTGAAATGCCTGCAAAAATTCCCAAATTAGAGTACGAAGAGACGCTGCGACAAATTGCTGAGGCTGATGGCTATTCGTTTGTCGGATTGGTCGACGGTTACAAAGGTCGTCGCTCACTTGCAGAATTCGAATGTCCTGACCATGGTCGATGGGTCACAGCGGCTGGAGCATTCACAGGGAATAGGGGTCAGAAAGGCTCTCGGTGTGCACGATGCAAGGGTGTCAAAAAGTTTGAAACCACTGAACGCGTGGTACAGATACGGAACCTACTGATTCGCGATGGGTATACATTCGTTTCATTTACCGATGGAATAGTTGCTGCGAACTGTCACACCCACGGCGGTTATTCAACCAGCTTCGCAAGTTTCTATTATCGTAATGCTCGGTGCACTAAGTGTTCGGGGAAGTACAAATTTTCAGAGTGTGAAAGGGTTGATCAGATAAATGACAAATGTATCAAGTTAGACTTGATTTTCGATGGTTGGGTTACGTCGTACACCAACGCTCACAGCAAAATGAAAATAACCTGTCCGACCCATGGGCAGTGGGTGACGACAGTCAATGGGTTCATAAACAATGACACGTCGTGTCAGGGGTGTGCCGGTCTTTCTCGAATATTACCGGATGATCGGGAACAACAAATTATCGACCTTCTACACGGTACAACGTTTGAATTTGTAAGATGGGACGGGAGTTACACCAACAGTAAAAGTAAAGCATTAATCAAGTGTCCCACTCACGGTGAGTGGTCAGTATCAGCAAAAGCACTTATCCAACATGGTCACAGATGCCCGTCGTGCGCGATTCCAGGTTATAGGCCTGCACTTCCGGGAACCCTATACTCATTGTTATCTGAATGCGGAACAATGATAAAAATCGGAATCAGTAATAAACCATTAGTTCGATTCCCCGCGTTACGTCGTGCAACACCCTTCAAGTTCTCAGTGCATCGACAACTCCACTGCGAAGATGGATCACACCCTCCGATGTTGGAGCGTATGTTTCATGACGAATTTCCCTCGGCAGGACTGATAGGCTTCGACGGTGCGACCGAGTGGCGAGTATGGTATCCTGAAGTCAACACATGGTTTGATCTATTAGGTGGTTGACAAATGTCCCAGAATGTGCTGACGTCATTTTTGGTCGGAATCGGCTGGGACACCACTGACTTCGACAAAGGCACTCGAAACATCGAACGCTCGCTAGGCGGCGTGAAGACCACAGTTTTAGGCGTGTCAGCTGCGATCCTCGGTGTGTTCGCAGGGGTAGCAGGTGCCGCTGTCAATACCGCTCAGCGCGTCGACCAGCTCTCTCTCGCCACGCAGAACCTGAACACGAATAAGCAGTTCGTGTCGAACCTGGGCGGCGCCATGAAGCTCATGGGCGGCGATGCGGCTGCTGCCCTGACCGAAGTGCGTGGAATTGAGGAAGCACTCACCAACCTGCAAGTCAAAGGTGAGATCGGTCCGTTCTCGGAACTCGCTGTCGCCGGGGTGGACATTTCCAACCTGACGAACAAGTCGACCGCCGAAGGGTTTCTATCCGAACTCTCCGACCAACTCCCGAAACTGAATAACAACCAGCGTCAATCTGTCCAGCAATCGCTCGGTCTATCTGATGCCACGATGAAAGCGCTCAGCGGTGGTAGTCAGCAGTTCGAAGCGTTGGTACAGCGTTCCCAAGACTTGACCGGTACGATCACACAGCTCACTGATAATTCGCGAAAGCTCAGCGACCAGATGGCCGAGTTCGGCCTGCGGATGATTGGGATTACGAACGAGCTGACCGAGAAAACCCTTCCCGGCCTGATCGATTTTTCGACTTGGGCTAACCGGTTCGTCGAGAAACATCGTGACGATATCTCGGGCGTGATCGATACCGTTGCTGAGAATCCAGGCTCGACAGTGGTGCTCGGGGGTGGAGCATTGGCGACGGCACTTGGTGCACTGACTTCGAAACTAGGTTTGAAAACCCTCGGGGGTGCAGCGTCCAAGGTCGGTACTGCGGGTATGATCGTCGGGGGTGCGACACTTGCCACTGATGTGACGTTCGATACCCTCGAAACACATTTCCCCGGTTTGAAGTCATTTGAACAAAACGTGGACCAAGGCGCTCGCAACATGGGCCTCGGTAAACTCGTCGATTTTTCCGACTGGTTGTTTAACACTGAGACGTCCCCGGCAAATACCCCATCGTGGTATGACCAGCAACAGCTACCCAACCAGTCGAACTACACACCCGATGCTATGCCGAGTCCGTATAAAGATGTCACGCCTCGCACAGAGGAGGACAACGATGCGCTGGTGAAAGCAATCCAGGCGGCGAAGGTAAACGTCTCCAACAATGTGAACTTGAACGTCATACTTGATGGTCAGGCCATTGACGCCAAAATCACCGAGGTTACAGAGCGCGCCAATTTCAGTACAATCGATGACGTCCGCTCTTCGACGTCGAGGTAACCCGTGAGTATTGTTCAACTCTTCACCAAACAGGCGCCGACCATCGCGGGTTACTCGTTCGACGCGGTGCTGGAAGATACGTTCGAAGCTACGGTGGACGTGACTACTTACCCGATTGAATCGGGTGTGCGTGTATCCGATCACCGGATCTTGCAACCGTTCAAATGGTCAATGATCGGGGCGGTGAGTAACAACCCACTCAAAATACAATTGACCGACTTCCTCGGCGGTGCGTTGTCGAACCTGACGAATAACCCCCTGGTCGCCAGTATCGCCGGTCTGTCGGCTGGATTCCTGGCGGGTAGTGATGAGACACGCGCCAGTACCACGCTACAATTCCTCATTGTATTGATGCAGTCGGGTGACCCATTCGACATCGACGCGGGCGACATCACACTGCATAACATGGTGATTACTCGGCTGTCGCGTACCAAAGACCCAAGCAACGAGAATGGGTTAATATTCATCGCCGACTTACAAGAATTGATCACCCTCGAACGTATCGCATTTGTCGGTCCGCCTACACCTGATGAGCTGCGTGACGGTGATCCATCGAAGTCAGCGATTACCCGTGCCATCAATCGCGGTCAGAAAATGATTGCAGACACGAAGGCTGCCGTCACAGCGCAGGTTGATGCAGTCCTCGAGAGTATTTTCTAATGGTTGAAATCCCGATCCTCAGCGGCTCGACCAACGCACATCAGCGGTTTTCAATCCAGCTCGGCGTGAACTTGATCAACTTCGAAATCGATTACATTTCGTATCTCGACCGCCCAGCATGGTCGATGAACCTGTATCGAGACGGTTCACCACTAGTGCGCGGCGCTATGCTCGAGCCAGGGTGCGATGTGATCGCCAACTACCGCGCAAATATCGGTCTACTCGTATTCGTGGGCGATCCCGTGACCCTGGATAACCTCGGTATCGCGAACCATCTCGTGTGGGTGACCGAATGAGTAACGGTCGCACATGGTCGATGGATATCAACGGTCAACCGTACATCGCACCACAGACAGGGTTTCGAATGTTTCGCGTGCAATTCGATATCCAGATCAGCCCGGGTGATGCGCTATCGCTCGCCGATATCAGGCTTACCAATCTGGTAAAGCCGACCGATATTCAACAGGGTTCGTCGATTGTGTTCCGCGCCGGGTTCGAGGATGCGAACGATACGATTTTCATCGGTTACGTGACCAACATCTTGCGTGAACGCACGCCGGGTTCGACCGAGGTCATCACTCGTCTCATCTGTAAGTCGGGTGACCCCGTCAAGGATCGTGGATCGGCACAGGGGTCATACGGTCGCGGAACAAAGATTGTCGACGTCCTGCGCGATCTGGCGCGTTCCTGGCCTATACAATTGGACATCGACGAGAGTCAGTTCAACGATTCGCCGCTGCTCGTGAGCGGGTATAACACCAACGGTGACATCCCCACCATACTGTTCAACCTCGGTTATGCGTATGGCTTCGAGTGGGTGCAAGAACGTGGTCGATTGATCGTGACCCGCCGTACGTTCCCGCGCACCGTATCGCCGACACTGATCAACCAGTTTACCGGTATGCAGGGTATTCCCGAGTTGACGCGTGGGCCCGACGGATTGGGTGTGTTCGTCAGCGTGAAGATGAACCCATACTTCAGGGTCAATGGTCGTATCACGATTCAGAGTGAATTCACCACGTACAACACAGGCAACCTGTACTTCACCGAACTCGGCGGGGACGCCACAGCTAACGGTGATTACAACATTTTCGCATTGCGTCATCGCGGGGACAGTCACGGCAATCTATGGTCTACAGAGATCGACGGGATTCGTGAAGGTGCTGTCGCGCCACCTGCTGGCGCCGTACCGAACTCGGTGACTACGACGGGTGTGCTGGTGTGGGGTGCCCGAGTCGATCAAGCGTTCCGTGTTCGCGTGCGTCAGATGGGTAGTAACCTGAACATTAATCCTGACTGGTTGATGGCTGTGATGGGGTTCGAAACGGGTTACTCGTTCGACCCGACCGCCAGTAACCCCAGCAGCTCAGCGACGGGCCTGATCCAGTTCCTCGAAGCCACGGCGCGTGGACTAGGTACGACGACGACCGCGCTGCGACGTATGACCGCTGTTCAGCAACTGGATTATGTCGAGAAGTATTTCGCACAGTACGCGAGTCGGATTACGAACCTGGGGGATTGCTACATGGCCGTCCTGTGGCCTGTGGCGATGGGTCGCCCAGACTCGTATGTGATGTGGACGAAGGTCGGACAGTACGCTGCTCAGTACGCTGCGAACGCAGGGTTGGACGTGAACCGGGATGACGAGATTACACGGGGTGAGGCAGTTGCCCGCGTGAATACATCGTTGATGCGCGGGCAACAGTTTGCGCAGTGATCAACCCCGTCTCTGCTGCGGCATCGGCACGAATGTATATTGGTCCCGACCGTGGTGATGAACGTACCAATAGTCACTGTCGAGACGGTTCATCAGTTCTTGAAATGTATACAGTCTGGTGGCGTAGGTACGTTTCATTTGCGATCCCTCCGTGCCCGAGTCCACCCGTCGATCCACTTGTTCGCTGACCACGGGGTTGTATCACCGAATGGGTTAGCGTCCTTCGGCTTGCCACCCAGGAACGCCGCGTAACCTTGCTCGAAAGGTGTCATTTGTCACGCTCCGCGAGCATCGCGTCGGCCATTATGTAGGAAATGCGCGCCACGTCGGCATCACCTTCGAATTCCACGCGGTCCATTGGCCCGGACAGAAAGCCCTGCATCGCTTTCGCCGCGAAGTAGTCACGCAGAGTCATACCGAGATTCGTAATTGTCGATTCTGGACCGTCGGTCATTGTCACCGGGAATGCTCGTTCGTCTTCAAACTTAACCATCACTGAAACCCCTCTGTTGATGTACTGACACTGTATCACCCGTGACGAATCCGTCAATCCCCACCCGTTAAAAAGCCCGGCGAACCGGGCAACACATCAACACAAGCAGGGAGGTTGTACAGTCGCATTTAATGACGTGACTGTCAAGCGCGTGCAATGTATTATCATGTCCATATTTAATGGGGTCCACACATGGCACATACGCGGGCACAGCAGCCACAAATGCTACGGGAAGCGTTCCGGGAAATGATGAAAGGTGTTGCTACCTCCGTGCCCGGTCACATTCTCGCGTTCGACCCCGTGACTCAGCTCGCTCAAGTCCAGATCGGCATTACCCGTGTGGACTTGAGCGGTGCCACGTTCGACCCGCCAGCGATCATTGAGACGCCCGTTTATTTCCCAGGTGGTGCGTACCATCTTGAGTATCAGATCGACCCAGGTGATGAGGGTGACATCCTGTTCAGTCAGCGATGCGTCGACGGGTGGTTACAGACGGGTGGTATCGCATCGAATCCCATCGGTCGTTTCCATGATCCTCAAGATGCGTTCTTTCTTCCTGGGTTCCGGTCAATCCCCAATGCACTCCCGGCGTTCCAGAATAATGGGATACGCATGAGCAACCTGACTGGGACACAGTTTATGTGGTTGAAGAATGACGGGTCGATGACCTGGGAGAATGGTGCCGGATTTATCCGCGTGGATGCATCGGGGGTGGTGAACATTAACGGTGTTACAATCGATACAGCAGCCCTTGTGACCACAACGAACGATGTGGTGGCCGGTGCGATTCACCTCAAGACCCACCGTCATACTGGCGTCACCGTCGGTACTGGCACATCCGGGACACCAACACCATGACAGTTCGACATCTCGATGAAGAGACAGACGACATTGTAACTAGTGGCGAGTTGCAATTCATCGGTGGGCGTGAAGAAATTGCGCAGACCGTCAAGACTCGTCTCGCCCTGTTCCTCGGTGAGTATTTCCGGAACATTCTCGACGGTACGCCGTGGTACGAACAAATCCTCGGCAAGTTCACAAGTCTGGATATCGCAGAGTCGGTCCTACGGGTACGGATCGCTGCGACTCCGGGTGTTGTTCGACTGATCAGTTTCGACACAGATTTCGATATTGATTCCCGCACGTACACTGTGACTGCCGGAATACTCACCATTTACGGGGTTGACGAGGTAACTTTTAATGGCTGAAGTCACGGCACAAGGGTACGCCCTCAAGACCCAAAACGATTGGTTCGATGAAGAACGTCAGCTCTATCTCGACATCGACCCAGCGTGGAATCTTGACCCTTCGACTCCGGACGGCCTGAAGCTCGCCCATGACGCTGAAGTGTTCGGGGTGCTGGATGAGACGTTGCAACAGGCGTACAACTCCAAAGACCCCAACAAGGCCGTTGGTATTGATCTGGATACCATCTGTGCATTGACCGGTACGACTCGTTCCGAAGGTACACCGTCCAACGTCGCGGTGATTCTGACCGGTACGACGGGAACCATCATCGCAGCCGGTAAACGCATCGAGTCGGTCACCACGGGGTCACGCTGGACCATTGACCAGACGGTAACCCTCGTAGCCGGTACAGCGTCCACTACGGCGACCTGCACTATCACCGGGCCGACTCAGGCTGACATCGCGACACTCACGAACATTGTCGATATCGTGGGTGGTTGGACGGGCGTCAGTAACCCCAGCGTGGCCACCCCCGGCACCGATGAACAGTTGGATGCATCGTTGCGTATAGAGCGCGCCACGTCCGTTGGGCGTCCTGGTAGTAACCAGATCGATTCGATGCTCGGCGAACTCTTCGCTGTGTCGGGTGTACGTCGCGTCAAGATCTACGAGAACGATACGAACAGTGCTACCGTGGACCCCGTAAACAATCCATGGGGTCTCCCGGCGCATTCGATATCGGTCATTGTCGACGGTGGTGTAATTGCCGATGTGGGTATGGCGATATACATCAAGAAGAACCCTGGCGTACTGCTGAATCAGTCGGGTACGCCGATAAGTACCACGGTAATTTCGCCAAAGTACCCCACCAACTCCAAACTGATTCGTTGGGCTACACCGTTGTACCTCGACATGGTCATCGCCGTCACCGTGAAGAGCGACGGTACATTGCCGACGAACATTGCGGATCTCATCGATGAGGCGTTCCTTGAGTTCACTGTAGGTACACTTGTACCGGCTGGTGATGGCTTCAAACAGACCGGTTTTGACATCGGCGAGAGTGTGCCATATCTAACCCTGACTACACCCATTAACAAGGTGCTCGGCGAATTCGGTAACAGTTACATACAGTCGTTCACCGTCAATGGCGGTACAGCCAATGTGGCGATAGCGTTTAACCAGTTATCCCGTTGGACAGCCAGTAACATCAGTACGACGGTGGTATGATGAACATCCCCGACCGGATTTACGCACAGTATCGGAATAAGCCGAAAGCTGCCGCATGGTACGCGATCACCCGCGAACTTGCCGATGAGATCGATACGGCGGCTCAGGTCGTACGTCACATGTACAGCATCGATGATAACGTCGGTGCACAGCTTGACATTATCGGTCGAATCGTCGTTGCTGATCGTAATTTCCTGGCTAGTACACCGTTGGTCGTGAGTCAGTTTGGCGATGTCGATGCCGAGTTCGGTGATCTTGATGCAGTGTTCAGCGCTCTAAGTATCGGCACGGATTCGCAAATGTCGGATGATTTTTTTCGACTCGTCATTCGTGCGAAAATTGTCAAGAATAATAGTGACGCGACAATCGAGTCGATCCTCAGCGGTGTGACTTTCTTGGTCCCGAGTGCCGATGTGGTACGGGTGATCGATGGTGAGGACATGTCATTCGCTATTGAGTTCCGGGGTAACATCAGCGACCTTGAACGTTGGGCGTTGCTCAATGCGAAACTAATACCAAAACCGCAAGGTGTCCATTTTAATGGGTTCCTCGACAGTTATATCCCTTCGGAATTCGGTGACACTGATGCTGAATTCGGTGACACTGATGCTGAATTCCACGGTTATGTAGGAGTTTGACAAATGGCTTTACAACGTGACGCACGATATCCCGGACGATGGACCGCTGCCAGCAGTGGCCACCCTCAGGGGGCGTTTAAGAACCGCACGGCGCCTGGTTCATTAGACGGATCGTATATTGAACAAGATTGGGCAAATGACTGGGATGGTTATTTTTCGTCACTGTTGAGTGCCGCCATCATCACCCCAAACGGCAGCGTCGATGCCGTAGGGGCATCTCAATATTTTACAGCATTGAGGGCATTAATTAATCAATCGTCACCCGTTATCGGATCGGTACGAAATTTGAGATGCTCGGTTCCTGCGACGTCAGCCAATGCGAATTTCACTGCCAATGAGATTATTGTAGGCACGAATTTGGGCGCGCAGAAATTCGTGCTGTCAGCATTCAACAAGACCATCAACCTAGCTACCACTGGCGTTGGCGGAATGGATACCGGCACAGCTACAGCAAACGGATTCGTGGGTATCTACGCGATCTACAACCCTACAACTCAAGTGTCTGCGCTGTTAGCCACAATGGAGGGCGGCTCGGCACTCGCCAGCGTGTACATCGGTGCGAATATGCCTGCTGGGTTTACGGCATCGGCACTCATATCGGTAGCACCAATTAGCGGGACAATAGGTCAGTTCGCGAGCTTCTTCCAATTGGGTCGGAGTGTTGATTATTTAGGTGCTAGCGTTCTTACAGCTTCCGCCTCAATTGTAACCGCAGCAGCACGCGGGTCATTATCTATCCCTATTAGCGCAACATTCGTTAGCGGATTTAACCAGGTAGGGAGTTCGGCTGCATGCGCTATCTCTCAAGCGCTATACCCTACATCGACAGGCACAATTGGCGGTCAATTCAATACCGCCAACATTCCGGCCGGATCATCCCAGGCGGTGCCGTTCAGGGTCGCAATTGCGCTGCCCCAGAACATTTATCAAACTACAAGCTGTAGCGCCGGAACACCCTCATTCACTATCGCAGTTAAATCTTATGAGTTCTGAGGTGAATTATGTTTGTTGAATTTTCAGATGAAACAGAAACAGTTATTAACGGCATTCTTGGCGGCCTATCTCCTCCTGGACCAGGAGTTTATCAGGCTGAAATCGAAGACGATGACCCGCGATATATCGCATATATCAACCGTGGGGTTGCGAACGTCGTAAGAAATCAACGGGACACACTGCTTCGATCTGTATATGACCCCGGCATTCTCATGGCACAAAGAGCGCTTCGCCTTGCGACAACACCAGAAGAAACAGCTTACGCCGAGGGTAAGATCGTCGAACTGGACGTATATGCCGAAGCGCTGGTTGCGATTCCGGATCAACCCGGGTTCCCGAACACAATCACATGGCCCACGGTACCGACACGATGAAGAAGAAACCCAATGCCAAACCGGCTGCTAAACGGCCTGCTGCTACTCGTGATGGCCCAGTTGGTCTGCCGACACCTCGTCGCCTTCCTGCCGGAGCAGGCCGCTGACATAGCCTGGAATGTTGTCGATATATCTCGAGCGATGGGATTGTCGGCAACGTCAGCCATATGCACCCTACTCACGCCGTGGCGACTGCTGCGCATCAAATCAGTGTGCGCAGCAGTCGCAGGTTACTACGTCGTCGATTTGGTCACATGCATCACTTGGTATGTATTCAATACACCGTCACCCACTGTCACGGGTGTCGCGCAAGGTGCAGCAGTCGCGACGACACTGTGGGTTTATTGGTGTCGATCATACAGTCAACCATCAGACCCATTACTACCGGGTTACGTTTATTGCGTACGTCACATCCCCACGAATACCCAGGATTTCGCAATATCACTGTGTGGTATTTTCGGATCGAATGGGGGTTATTCGATCTACATTGATGGGTACATGTGGAAATTCGCACAAGGTCGATTGGTGTGTCGCAAGGTTACCGATATCCCGCCGCTGACATATCACGTTACTCGAGGGGCTCATGTCACTGACGCGATACTTCGAGAATTGAACGATGCGGTGGGGATGCGGTGGTCGATCAGATACAACTGCGTGACCATCCTTGGTCGTATTTGGCAGCGCTCACTGCGCGGGACACTTTAAATCAACCATATCGTTATGAGCCGCCACTTGTTCCTTAAGTTGGCGGCTCATAACTTTCCGATCTGCTGCCGACGTGGTGATCGGCCTCACCCAGCTACACGCCGTATCAATCGGTACGATTGTGCTTTGACAACCTTGTGTCAAGCTCAGCATCAGAATCAGCAGCCACTGTGACTTCGACATGTACACGTTCCTTGACGGCTTGTACCGTCGCTTTAGCCTGTTCGACCTGTTGAGTTTGTGACGCCTGGGACTTGCCTTCGGTGATACCTGCCGACTTACCGAATGATCGACCTATGATACCCCCAAAGATCGCAAACGTCGCAGCGCCGATCAGCGCCAAGATCATGTCGATACTCATACGATGATACCCCCGCGACGTTTGAACACTGCGATCAACGTGTCAACCTTATGCTCATGCTGACCATAGTTAGCGCCCGGGAGTGATGCCCAGCGCGACCTACACTTATGCAATGCATCCGCGATACGCCCTGTGTCGATATCATCCAGCGCCTTGCACTCACGGATCAACTGTACGGCGATTCTATCCTGACTCGTCGGGGAAAAGTCTGGTAGTCCGAGTTGCGCCTTGTACACGTCGAAATATCTCGCCAGGATCTGATAACGACCAGCAGCCGTGGACTTAATCCCGAGACGTGGTAGATCGATCAGCTTTCGCGGGTGATCGGCGTAATCGGTGAACAACCCACCACCGACCAATACGTCATACCCCCGATCCTTTGTCGGTTGACCGGGCTTGTCCGTCCCTTCGCTATACGCGATGGTGTCGAGGAACGCCACGAGGTTTGTCATATCTTTGGCCCCGATACAGAGTGTTGACGAACCTGAATAGCCACGAACGTCGCCATAGACAGACCGATCATCGTGTAGCGATACACGTTCGGGTCCATATACTGCTGCATGGATGGCAACCACTGCATCACATCGTTCAGGTTGATGCCACCCAGTACGATGAGCAGCCATGTCGACCAGCGCTTATACCATACCCGCCATTGTGGGATTAATTGCATATCCGGCCCCTCGTCTATAGAATGTCAAGCACTTATCATACTGGAAGTCACCCATGAAACCTAAAGTAGCCGACAAGAAACCGTCCAAAGATGCTGGCGGTGTAGGTCGTAGCAAACCGGCAAGTTCCAGCACTGGCACCGGTGACGCGGGCGGTAAAGGTCGTACCAGGAAATGATTGTTTCCGTGCTGCTGTGCGTGATTGGCATCTTTGCATGGTGTCAACCGTCGGCAGCACGGCGTAAAACTGCGTTCCTGTTCGCTACACCCACTCTCATATTCGCGCTCATCGGCGGCTTACTCAGCGACGAATGGTATTACGTGTGCGCCGCATTAACTGATTCGCTTGCTATCATACTGCTATCATTTTTCGTCACCATCGATAAACTGGCAGTACGGTTGATGATCCTCAGCGCTGTATCAATGTCTCTCAATGTCGTCGGGTTGGCGATGTACGAGATGTATCAACCCTCGACAATTTACGACGCGCTGTTTATCGCCCTGTACATCGGGGTAGTCATCACCCTTGCGGATCAGGAATGCTCAAATGTGGGAAATGGTGGAGCTGACAGGTTACGTCCTGGGGGTCTGCACAATGCTGATCCAAGCCTTCGTGTTAGTCATCAGAGCGATCCGCAAGTATGAGCATTCTCGACTCTCAGCCAACCAGCTACGTGGTATCGGCAAGCACGACAGTGACCGGCCTGTCGACGTGGCTAAATCTGATCCCGAGTGAGATCGGTAAACTCGCCACCGTTGTCGGTATTATCCTGTCGATCACCCTTATCGTCATGCACGTACGCAAAATGCGCCAGGAGGCGCGAGAGTCTGCATTGCGTGAGGCGATACTCGAGGAACAGCTCAGACGTGAAAAAGCCTCGAACAGTGCCGAGGCTACGTTGCGCAGCGTGGGTTAAAGTCGACCCCACAGATTATCGATGTCGCGTGGGTAAGCCTGCGCGAACTTGACACAATTCGCTGTACCACCTGACGACCCATCCCATAACGCCGCCACCCGGTGACACCGTTCAACCATCCACTCGTTACGTTTCTGCATTTTCCATGCCGCATATCCAGGCTCACAGACATAAGTCACGCTTGCACATTCGGTGATTATTTTCCGGAATAGCACCTGTGATGATTCGGGCCACTGATTCTCCTGACCTTCGAACGGTACAGCACCGTGAACCGGAATACCCAGTTCAAGAGCGCTGACAGCCCACGCTTGATCCCACCCGAGTGCGAGACCCGATATCACACCGTCGGGATTCATCTCACGCAGATAATCGCGGGCGACTCGACACAGATTATTGAACGCTTGCGGGCCGTAACCGCCGAGTTTATTCGGTCGGTGCCCTGTTGCGGTGATGATCATTGTGCACCTCCTATCAACGGATTAACCAACTTCTCTGTTTCTTGTATATACCAACGATAGTCGACGTCGCTCCAGTCGAAGTGGCGAGCATCGGCGCACTCTGTGACACGCCAGCCACTGCATATACCGGTCTCGCGAATGTCATGCTTGCTGCGATTACCCGTGTGGATTCGTGCGTCCCACGGCGTCCCAGCGCTGTCGTAGTTGCCCGTGTCGATTTTGTCCAAGTCCATATCGTCATAAGACTGTGGACTGATCTCACGCATCACGGCGTTGAAATTCGAGTCGGTCAGTTTCGCCTTACGCTTCCACGTCCCAGGCTCACCCGTCGGCGGTGCGACCTTCACGAGTGTTCCACCGTTGCGGCTGACGAAGTAACGGGTTGTCCCCTGCAACTGTTGATCGATTCCCCAATCCTTGAAACGCAGGTGCAACGAGTTCGAACGGGGCACTTTGGCACGACACATGAAGTCGAACGGATCGCGGTGGTTGGTGATGAACTCACGTACCGATTCGCCGCGCACCAACGCCGCTTCAGCCGCCCGGGCGACCACTTGTGCCGACGGGTCTTGATGCCACAGGGTGTTGTACTCGTATGCGCCTTTGCGCTTACAGGTCCCGTCGGGGTAGACGCTAATATAATTGTTGACATCACGGATATGCATGTGGCTGTACAGGACTTCTTCAAGTTCCAGCTTGGTCACGCCTTCCCACCACCGGCAAACGCTACGCATGTGATCCAGATACTGACGCGGACAACGCATGGTCACGCCATCGGTATTAATTTGACACATGGTCAAACCGGGTATTTTCATGATCTGTTCGGCGAGCATGCACAGCATCAGTTGACCGTTGATGGTCGTTTGCATCGTGTACTGAGGATCGTAGAGTGGACTGTAGGCGTTGTTCGAATTACCGTAGGATGCGTTCAGCGCTTCCTTGAGTGCCGCGTTCTCGGGTGTACCCTTCTTGTAACCGATGCGCTGTTCGTAAATCGAATCGTAAATTGCGCAGTACGGTAGACCCAGGTGTTGAGGGTACATGCTGTTGACGATAGCGATTCGGGGGTACATCGATTTGACGTCGATATCAACGATTTGATACTCGTCGTCGCTAATCACCGTCTGCGATTCAATCGACCCGTGAATACCACCCACGCCGAACACGAACGTGAAGTCGTCAACCACCGCCGTCAGATCGGCAAACGTCCCTTTCGTTTGAGTGATCGACATCGACTGGAAATATTCGAGTACCCGTGTGAATTCAGGTCGCTCAAACTTCACGTACGGGAAAATCACATCGGCGAGTTTGATCGTGGCGCGGATCGTTTGGCGCGGCTGTTTACCGCCTGGACCACGGACGTAACATTCGATCCCGGCGTCTTCCATCTGACTGACGAGGATCGTGCCGCCGATCTTGGTGTTGCTCATGTTCAGCATGTTGCGGTCGTATTTGATCGACAGCGCCTCACGCAAATGGATCTCTTGCAACGACCGGGCGTAAAATTTCGCCGTCTCCTTGACGTCGTGCATGTTGTACGTGATCAACACATCTTTCTGTTCATCGGTGAGATATGTCCCGACGGGGAACGGGAGGTCGATTACGTTGCGGGACCGCATGACGATTTCCAGCGCCTTCAGGCTGGTACGTTTGGCGTTGTTGTCGAAGTGCCAGATTTTATACAGATCCATCTGGGCGAATACCTGTTGGTCGTCCCAAATCATCATCCCGAACTTATCGTCGTCGTGCGACTTGATCAGGCTCATCGCCTTGGCGTAGATCGCGCTGACACCCCCGTGTGGATTCGCGACGATATAATGTAGTACCGGATAGTCGAACCCCAGGTTGTTGAACCCGACGCCACGTGCGCCGCTGCGACCCAATCCGAGCATGAATTCGATCAGAGGTTGAGTATCGTCACGGCGGTCGGATATCTCGAAGGTTTGAGACAACCCCGTGGCGGCGTGTAGGAATATCGCGCTGAAGCAATTGGGAAAAGTTTCTATGTCGAAAATCCAATCCCGTGGGTCGAGCGGCACAGCAACGCTGAACGCTTCAGGCGTACCACAGTGGGGGCATTTGTTGAGGTCGGCGGGGTATGTCTTGCCGCAGCCATTGATAGGCTCGCAGCGGCTCAGTAATCGCATGTCGTTCTCCCTGTGTGAAAAAGCCCGGTCTGTGCCGGGCTTCGCGTATTGTGACAGATTGGTCAGAGGGTGACACTGTAAGTTTTACAGATGTCGATCAGATGCACCGCCTGACTCTCGGCGTCATCGACCGCGTTGTGGTGTGTACCGGTCCGGACGAGCTTGACCGCTGGGTACAGCGATTTGATCGTGCGATAGCAGCGGTCGTGCCAGAACTTCCAGGGTTGATCGATGCCGGTAAGACGATACGCGTTGGACATGATCACGTTGTCGAAGGTCGCACCGTTGCCCCACATGCCGGACACTTGGTTTTCCATGCAGAACCACGAGAACAGTCGCAACGCTTCCTCCAGCGGGTCGGCTGACTCGTTACCCTTGAACGCTGCACGGGCTTGTTCGGACTGTTGCAACCACCACAGCACCGTCGAGGTGTCCATTACGAGACCCGCTTTCACGGATGATTCGAGGCTGCATTGTGCGTAAAACTTGGCGTGTACACCGTTGAGATCGAAAGCCACGGCGCCGATAGCGATGATTGCCGCCTGCGAGCCGTTACCCATTGTCTCGATGTCGAGCATGATCTGAGACATCACACGGTCTCCGATGGAAGGCCGACAAGCGCGTTCAGATCAGCCAATTGAATCGCCGGTAATTGCGATTTGGATTCTTCGACGAATTCTGGTAGCAATTCTTTACATTCCGGCCATGCTTTGAGGAGTGCCTTTACAGTTGTAACAGCGCCGGTCGCAGCATTCACGCTGGCTTTGACCTGTTCCCATCGTTCGGTGTTGGCTTTTTCTTCGGTGCAAATGTCATGAAATTGTTGAGCCAATGGGTCATCGGCAAGGACCGTATATCTTGCAGGGGCTACTTTATTGCCTTCCCAACCGTTAACGTGCAACGCAAGTCCGGCGCAATTGACAGAAATACTACCCCGCTGACGAATCGGACCATCATCGCTGCGAAATTCTTCAGGAACCTGCCCTCGAATCTTTTCGACTTCGGCACTGAGCGCTTCAAGCAATGTGGCGTTATCGCCGAGGGAAGCGATCCGAACGGCTTCGTCCCAATCTTTACGCTTCTTCTGAGTTGCCTCACGCGCCGCACGGTTGCCAGATTTCGTCTGTGCATTTTCCAAAATCTTATTGCGAATATGTGTATTTAAGCGAGTCATTATTCTGTTCCCTGTTGTGGTTGAAAGGCCCGTGTCACCGGGCCGGTCGGATGGTTACGCGACGAGTTTGCAGTGTGAGGCGACCAGCGCTTCGTTCCAACCCGGCATTGCGAGCCATTCAGCTTTGGTCAACACGTTGCCGTTGTACTCGTACTTCTCGACGACAGGCGGTGGGGTTACCAGATCGTGAGCTGGCGGCGGCGGTGTAATAGCAGCGGTGACGACCGGTGGCGGCGGTGTAACTGCGGCGGTGATGACAGGTGGTGGGGTGTGAGTGACTGGCGGCTTCGCTGCGACCGGTGCACCTTCCTGGCTGACGCCACCGTTGGCGACTGCACCACCTTGGACACCAGCGAACTCGGACGCGGCGTTGAACGCGCCTTCGCTTACGATCTCGATGCCGGCCTCGGCGAACATCAGACCCTCAATGTTCTGGTACATCCCGGCGTTGGTCTTCACGGTTGCAGCACCATTGAACTTGGTCGACGCAGCAACCCAAAAGTAGTCACCCTTCTTGACTGCGGATTTATTGATGATTGGCTGATGGTTGCCGTCGATCAGCGTGACCGGACCCATCGCCTTGTAGCGTGTGAACTTGATCAACCAGTGACCGGCTGGACGCGACTCGGTGCCGAGTTTGGTCGGGTCTTCCGGAGCGTCACAGTCTTCGATTTTCCAGTTGAAACCGGTCTGACCACAGAGTGCGGCGGTGCACTTCGAATCACCCGCTGCCTCGTTGTACATGGTTGCCCAGATCGCGTCCCAGGTTGGACCCTTTGGCACTGCGAAACCCATGAACCAGTGATGCTTGCCTTCGTCCGGTTGAGGTTTACCCTCGTGGTCGGTGATCTTCAGTTCGAACGGGGAGCCCATAACCAGACGTGCTTTAAACGGGGTGTATTTGGTAGTCATGCGTTATTACCCTTGTGTGTTGAATATCTGACGGATCTTGGCGCCGTCGACCTCGACCAGCTTCAGT